GTGGCGCGAAAACTCTTCCGCCGCGTGATCTAAGGAAACATCACACATGGACGATCAAGCCAACGAGGCAATCGACCCGATGGACCAGGCTGCCAGTCTGATCGCTAACTCACTGGATGAGAGCGAGCCTCCCGAAGACGACGAGGAACAGACAGAAGCCACCGAAGGAACCGGCGAAGAGTCCGAGGACGCTGAGGCTGAAGAAGCCAGCGCAACCGAGGCACCAAAGGAAGTCGTTTTTGCAGGTCAGAAGTTTGACCTCCCGGCCAACACCCCGCCCGAAGTGGTGGAGAAGGTCGCGGAGATCGGCAAGCAACTGCAAGGCGACTACACCCGCAAAACCCAAGAACTCGCGTCACGCGAGAAGCAGGCCGCTGAGATCGTGCAGAACGAACTCAACCAAGGCAGGCAGCACATCAACCAAGCCCTCCAGCAAGCGCAGGCAGTCATTCAGGCTGTCGGCGGGTTCATGGACCCTGCGCAACTCGCGCAACTTGCAGAGACAGACCCGACCGCTTGGGTTCAGGCCAACGCACGGCAGCAGCAATTGAGCGCGTATCTCGCTCAGGTGCAGCACCAGGCGCAGGCGCTTGAGCAGCAAGCAAAGCAGGCAGATGCACAACGTCAGGAAGCCGCCAAGCAGGAAGCATGGCAGCGGCTGAGTGCCGAAGGCATCGACCGCAAAGGTCTGGAAAAGCTCTGGGCTGATGCGAAAGAGTCGTTCTCGTTCCTCACGGACGAGCGCCTTTCGCAAGTGCTCGACGCCGAATCGTGGCTTGTCCTGCGCGACGCAATCGCCTACCGGCAACTCAAGGCACAGAAGCCCGCGATCTCCAAGAAGGTCGCCGAGGCCCCTCAGTTGCCGAAGCCCAAACAACCGATGCCCCAAGACGTGCGCCAAAAGCTCGACGCCCGGAAAGCCGTGACCAAAAAGGGCGGTGCCTCCATGCGTGACCTGGCCGCGTTCATCGCAACCAATTCGAGGTAATCACCATGGCTCAGCCTACCAACCTTGTCTCCAAGTACGACATTCGCGGCGACCGCGAAGACCTGATCGAAGCGATCACCAACACCAGCCCCGAGAAGACCCCTGTGGTTTCCTCGTTCGGTCGCGCCACTGCCACGAACACCTATCACGAGTGGCAACGTGACAGTCTGCGTTCGGCCAACAAGGACAACGCCGCCATCGACGGTGACGACGCCACGCCTTCGGCCCGCTCGGCGACCAACCGCGTCGCGAACTACTCGCAGATCTTCCAAGACACCATCGCCACCTCTCGCCGCGCCAACCGCGTCAAGAAGGCTGGCCGCAAGTCCGAGCAGGCCTACCAAGTCGCCAAGGCTTACAAGGAGCTGCAACGCGACATCGAGGCCATGGTGCTGTCGAACAACGCTGCCGTCGCTGGCAACGATTCGACCGCATCGAAGTCGGCAGGCGCTGGCGCGATGATCTACAGCAACATCTCCAGCGGTTCCGGCGGCTCCACTCCGTCGCACACTTCGGGCGCTGCGACCACTGCTCCTACCGCTGGCACCAACCGCACCTTCACCGAAGCTCTGCTGAAGACCGTCGCGCAGTCGGCCTTCTCCAACTGCGGCGAAGTGCCTCCGATGGTGGTCATGTCGCCGTCGCACAAGTCCACGTTCTCGGGCTTCGCTGGCATCGCTGTCAACCGCTTCCAAGTGGGCAAGGGCGAGCAAGGCCGCATCGTCGGCGGTGCTGACGTGTACATGAGCGACTTCGGCGAAATGGAGATCGTGCCTCACTACCTGATGGTGGGCTCGAACACCGTGTTCGGCTTCAACCCCGACTACGCCGCCATCGCCTACTTGGACGGTTTCAACAAGCAACCTCTGGCCAAGACCGGCGACAGCGACAAGGAGCAAGTGCTGGTTGACTGCTGCTTGGAGATGACGGCTGAAAACGCCCACTTCAAGATTGCCGACCTGACCGCCTAAACGGTCTGACGCGATCGACAAGGCCCCTTCGGGGGCCTTTTCCTTTTGGGGTCTCCAATGTCTGAAGGCTTTACTGAAAACGTCTCGTTTGTCGATGACGTGTCCAACGGCGTCAAAACGACTTTGCACTTTCAGGGCGATCAACTGTTTGTCCAACGAGAGTACGACGCAACGCCTTGGATTGAAGCTGCAAAGGCGGCGAGGGCCGAGACGGCTGGCGAGCGATGGGGGGAGGGCCGAACTGTCGGTTACCTGCCACCAGCCGAGCATGGCCGCTTTCTGCTTGAGACACGCGGATGGCCCCAAGAGGAAAAGCGCAAATGGATTCGTGCGTTTTTTCAGCAGCGCCCGGATTTGGTCACCTTTGAGAAGTACCTGCTCAAATGAACTACGGTGAACTCAAAACCGCTGTCACGTCTTGGGCCAGCCGGTCGGATGTCGTGGCCGCTGACATGGTGGCTTTGGCCGAGGCTGAGATTCGCCGTGATGTGCGGGTGATCGCTCAGGAAGAGATTGTTACCGGATCGCTTGTCGGTGGGCGCTTTGCTGTGCCTGCTGACTTCCTTGAGTCGCGTCAGTTGCTCATTGGCGGCAAGCTCTACAGCTTCGTGACGCCTGAGCAATATCAGATCGAGCAGGAGATGCAGACCACGAGCCGCTACTTCACGCGGATCGGTGGTTACTTCTATGTTGTCCACGGTGACGCAGAAGCCTATTCCCTGCTGTACTGCGCCGCCTTTGATGCGCTGTCTGCTGACGCTGACACGAATTGGCTGTTGACGAACGCGCATGACGTGTACCTGTTCGCCGCCCTGAAACATGCCGCAATCTGGCTCAAGGATGCTGCATCGGCTCAAGGCTATGGGGCTGTGTATGAATCCGCTGTTGCCAAGCTGAACGGCTCGGACAAGGCTGCGCGGATGGCTGGTCAATTGACCGTTCGGGCTCGGGTGGTTGCATGACCCCGCTTCTCGGCTTCTCCCCCGACGTTGAGCCGACGACGCCTGGCGCGCTCATGGCGTGCTCTGCGCTGATTCCTGACGCCAAGGGGATGAGGGCTGCGCCGAGTGCGGCTGATGCTGGTTTGTCGGCTTTGGCTGCTGCCTGCCGTGGTGCTGCTGTGACTCGCAACCTGTCGGGCAATTCGCGGCTGTTCGCTGGCACAGCGTCGAACGTGTACGAACTGAGCGGCACGAGCTGGACGAGCCAAAGCAGCGGGCACACGCTGGGCTCGGATGATGTTTGGCGCTATGTGTCGTTTGGCAACGATGCTTTGGCGGTGTGCTCGTCTGTCGGACTGCTTCGCTCTACGGGTACGACGTTCTCCGCTGTCGCTGGCGCGCCTGCTGCGAAGGTGATCGCAGTGGCGCAAGGCTTCGTGATGCTGCTCAATCACGGCTCAACGCCGGATGGGTGGAAGTGCTCGGGCTACCTTGATGTCACGACCTGGACGCCATCGGTTGCCACGCAGTCGAACGAAGGTAGGTTGATTGAAGGGCAGGGCGCCATTACTGCTGGGCTTCGGATGGGTGACACCATCGTGGCTTACAAGGAGCGCGGAATCTTCGTCGGCATCTACGTCGGCGGCGATGTGGTGTGGCAGTGGACGATGCCCGTTGGTGATGTGGGCTGTGTTGGCGTTGAGGCTGTAGCCGACACCCCTCGCGGCCATGTGTTCGTTGGGTCGGACAACGTGTATTTGTTCGATGGGCACCGGGCGACGGCCGTTGGCGACCAGATCCGCCAATGGTGGATTGACAACTCTTCGTCGCAGTTCCGCTATCGCACAAAGCTCATGTGGGACCGGGATAACGCCTTGGTGTGGATGTTCTACCCCGGCTTGAACTCGTCGGAGTGTGACCGGACGTTGGTCTTTCACGTTCCGTCTGGCCGCTGGGGCGTGTCTGATCTGACCGTTGAGGCGGTGCTGAACTACACCAGCGCGGGCATCACCTACGACACGGGCGCGTCGCTTGGCTATACCTATGACAGCGGGCCGAGCTTTAGCTATGACTCGCCGTTCTGGCTTGCGTCGAAGTCCAACCCGGCCATCTTTGGCTCGGATCACAAGATCAAGTCACTAACCGGCATCCCCGGCGAATCGTCGTTCACGACTGGCGACTATGGCGACGAGGCACAGAGCACATTCCTTGGCCGTGTGAATGTCAGGTGGTCGCGCATCCCTGATTTTTCATCGTGTCAGGGCTACACCAAAGAGACAAGCGGCGGCGTGAGCATTGAGGGGAGTTTGGCTACGTTCGATGGCTCCAAGTTCGCCATGCGCCAGACCGGGCGATTCCATAGCGTGACCGTGACCATGAACGGGGACGCTCGGCTGTCTGCTGTTGACTTGATCTT